AGCTTTTGTGTAGTAGTTGTTAGTTAAGTTAGCTTGGTTAGAATTAACTTGCACCTCAAGTGCTAACCTACTTGCAGCTTCAGCAGAAATACCACTTACAATGTCAGTTTTAAGTTCTTGTCGAGCAAGTGCTAACTCAGATGTGTATTCAGTTTTAGATTGCTCAGAATTTAAGATATTACGAAGTGCTGTTTCAGCGTCAATATCTAACTTTGCATTAACAGAACGCAGATCAGTTTGAACAAGTGAACTGCTACCACTTAAGGATGCTACTGTAGAACTCAAATTGCTAATACTAGACGAATTAGAAGTAACTTCACCACTTAAATTAATAACTTCAGAATTGAGAGTTGTTAGTGTAGAATTAATCGAACTATCTGCACTGATACGAGACACTTTCTCATCATATATTAAACCACTTGTGATATTCTCAAGGGATTTACCACTTGGGTCTGTTGCTCCAAATAGCAAAGTACTGATAGCATCTCTAGATGTTGCTTCTGCTGTATCTGCTGTAGCTCTTGCTATCTGTTCGTCATATATTTGAGCAGAGCTAGCAGCGGGGCTTGGTCTACCAATAGCAAACCAATCAATCTCGAAATAATCCGTAGATGTAGATGAAGAACTTAAATCAAGTCTAACTTGGTCAATATCACCTGACATGCTCCAATTCATATTTAGAGTACAAAGTGCAATACCATTAGCATCGAAAGTTGGAGTACTAATGACAACACGCCTCGAAGCATCCCAAGATGTACTTGGATTATTCCACCAGAAGTATCCATCAAATACAGGAGAGCCGACTTTTCTTATCCTGAATCGAACTTGATTATACTTAGTGCTATCAACAGCTAAACTACTTGGGCTAACAACATATGGGTCAGTTGCACTTATAGCAGGACGAAGAAATCCCTCAGATATAGAAGGTGAACCGTTACCAGCCCAACCCTCGACTGCATTATCAAAGTACCAAATATTCTTCCAATCAAATTGCTCACCAACACCAGCGGATAGTAAAGTAATCTGCAAAGCCAGTGCTGAATCCTGATTAGCCCTAGCTAACCTCTCTTGATATAGTAACCCACTACTTACTTGATTTAAGTCATTACCTGAATAGCCGCCATGTATCTGAGCAGCTAATGTAGTTCTTTGTGTAGCTTCAGCAGAAAGCCCATCAGATAGGTTTTGACCTAGTTCTGAACGAGCTAAAGCAATATCCTCTGTCCTAGATAGTTGTTCTGAGTTAATCGCTGTAATGGCGTTCAAAGCTGATGTTGCTGCTGTCTGAACATCAACCATTCTGGTATGGGATTCAAGCTGGATAGCACCATCAAGTATTGCAGTTTCTGTATCTATTTTAGTGTTAACTTGATTATCTAAATTATTAATAATAGAAGTTAACGCTGTAGTTTCAAGTTGTATTTGATTATCAACAGATAAAGCTAAGGTGTCTATTGTGTTATTCAGTGCTGTAGTTTCAAGTTGTATTTGATTATCAACTGCTAAACTTAAATCAGCTATACTTGTATCAAGTCTATTATTAACACTTCCAATTACAGACGAGGGTGCATCAATTAAGTCAATTCTTGTATTTAAGTTATTTGATAATTCACTAGATGTAATGGAGCCAGAAATTGCAGTCAGTAACTTAGATACATCTTGCGATGTTGTTGTACTAAAACCATTAGTACCACCTGCCGGTATAGTACTCAGTACACCATCATTTGACTCAAATTTTAACCAAAGTCTCCAAGTTGTACTTGGGTCCGATACTACACTACTGACTGTACCTGTGAATTGGTCAAGTGGTAAAGCACTAGCAAATACAGGTAGAGGTCCAGTTGTGTACTTAACTCCATAAACGTGAGTACGCTTATGACCATGACCTTGAGTATAAGAAGGTACTGAGTGCTCTACCACAATACTTGTTATACCAGAACTAATAACCACACCACTTGGTGTAGGTGGTGGTGTTAAATCAACTAAATATGTATCAGCTAGTGGTACAGCACTTAGTGAAGATGACACCACGTACACAGAGGGGTCAATATCTGAGATTAGAGCATACTTAACGTAGTAAGTTAAGCCGGGTGTCAAATTTGGTAAAGTAATAGATAAACTACTTCCATCAAATACTAAATCACCCTCAGACGGAGGTGTGAATGTACTCACTTGGCTAATCCATACCTTAACACCAATTAGGTCATCCCTAGGACTACCATCATTATCAAGCGGTGTAGATATATTCAGAACTAACGAAGATATACCTGCTGTTAATAAAGCACTCATTTTTTTACTTATCCTTTTTCGTAATATGCACCGCTTGATAATTCCTTGACTAGACTAATGCTGTCAAAATAACATCAGTAAGTGCTGTTGTTGATATGTATTTATTACTTGTACTCAGTACTCTACAAGCTATTCTATACTTTGTGCCAACTTGACTCAACCTAGGACTTGCAAAATCCCTAAGATTTATTGAAGCGACACCTGTTGTAAATGTTTCAATTATAGCTGAATCAACAACTTCCCAGAAATCACCACTCCCTGAGTTCTTATATACCTTTATTACATACCCCTTGAAATCATCAGGTAGGTTAGGTGTTGAAATCATCGGAGTCACTCTCAAGTACCTAGTAGTTCGTTGTATATTTAATGCAACAGTTACAGCAGATGAATTTAAGAAACCGACAACAGCATGAGTTGACCAAGTTGACCAACTACCACTGATACCCTCTGAGTTGATGTATCTAAGTCTGAACTTATAGGTTAAACCTTCTGTTACATTAGGTATGTATATACTTGCAGTACCAACTGGTGTTAATGAACTTCTTATACCATCGTTTGTTACAGCTTCGCTCAAATCCCATTGGCACTCAACATGAGATACATTTTGTGGTAACTTAGTTGAGTTAATATATGATATGGCTACATTATACTGCCAAACACCGGGACTTATATTACTTGCAGCATCCTTCGAGCTTGATACATTAGTTATAGTAGGTATATCCTGCTCTGTAAAGTTATGTCTAGTAAACTCAGGTGGTAATGATATACCACTGGAATAAGCTAAAGCATCTGTATAACTCAAATAGTCAGTAAAGATATTTACTAAAGGTGTAACACCGTAATCAGTTAGTGTAATCCTAGCTGATTTATTTGTCATTGGCTCTATAGATAGCACTATGCAATCCTGAGATTCCTTACTTAGTTCACCATATAAATACAAGTCATCCGAAGTAGCACTAGCGTCATCTATAGTTGCTGTTAGTTTTAGTTTACTATAATATCCATCAGCTAGTGTAATAATACCACTAGCAGCTTGATACGGAAAACCTGAACCAAGTGATAAATAACTAACAGTGTTAGATGTTGTACTTGTTACTTGAACTAAGTTATCAGTGAACTCAGTACTATCAGATGCTACTATATTTACAATAATATAATCACCTTCACTCACTGAGTGGTCATTGCAAGTTACTGTAATTAAACTGCTTACTCTTTGAATAGCAGAGCATTGATTGATTAAAGTAGGGGTTCTAACAATAGAGTTACCAGTATTGGACCTAAACCTAATGCCATATGTCTTGTCAGAAGTTAAAGGGACACTCTCAGTTAGCTCAAGTAAAGTACTACTTAGTTTATTCTTTATTCTACCACTGGATAATCCCCACATTGGTACATCGTGCATCACTTTGACTCTATCACCTCTATTACACACAATGTATTCAATGTCTGTATTCAGTGCGTACCTCTCTGGTCTTAATTTAGCTTGAGCCATGTGCCATCTAGCATGGTCTTGAGCTTGTGATAACTTAGTAACACCCGGAAGGGATATACTTTCTAGTAGTGCAGCAGTAGACCTAGACATTGATGTATTATAGACTATAGTCTCATCCTGTTGGTACTCTTTATCTTCGTTGATAAATGATACCCTCAGTCCATCGGGTACTTTAGGTAGTGCTTTAGTTCCCTCAAATCCCCATGAGTTATGAGGTGAGAAATGCTGTATTATGTTTGGTTTGACTTCATCTATGATTACACTCCACTTCCCATCTATCATGGAAGGACTTGCACGACCAGCAGAGCAAATGTCTCTTAATACATCAATTACTGATTTTGTTGTACTTACTACAGAGTTAAACGTGAAGTTATTAGTTGTGCAGTATTCATGCCAGTGCTGTAGCTGTACCAGATCAATTTTCGATACATCTTGGACTCTTCTCGGATTAGCTGGATGCTCTAGAACATGCCTAAATAAAGCTGCTGGATTATTGATAGGACCATCAACCCAAATCGAACCATTCCATGATTTACCATATGTTTGAACTAAAGCATTAATACCTTGAATTTGATTATTAAGCTGCTGAGATGCTTTAATCTGAAAGGCTGTTTTAGCTATTTTACAACCTACGGGGTCTACAGCAGGTTGTGAGTTATTATAGAATGTGGTATCGAGTAAAGTACTTGAAAACAACCACTGACTATCATTATCTACAGGTGCTGTATTACCTGTACCAGTTAGTCTACGAATCCTAACTTGAACATTAGAACTTGACTCGTACTGAATCCGAATTACTTTAGTAAAAGCGTCCTTAACGGGTGCAGTACCTACTGTAAATGTTCCGTACTGAATCCAAGTACTATCTAGTATCTTTTTGTACTGAATTTCAAAACTAACAGGTGAAGCTAATGATTGACCTGCTGATTCACCTCTTGATACTATTTTCCGACAACCTTGAGGAAAATGCACAGCAACTGTAAAACTACTTACTAAATCATCTGTCGAAGCTGAGTTAAGCCAAGGTCCAGTTACAGCAGCACCAGCAACACCATCTGCTGCTAATTCAACATTGGACTGGACTTGTGTTGTATCATTACCGTACAAGCCGTTGAATAATGCTAATTGAGTAGCGTTTGGTTCTTGTATTCTGTTTAAGGTAATTTGTTCAATACCTTCGTATGAGTTGTAGATTGATATTTCACCAATCTTCAAAGTGCTCTCGTCAATAACAAGTGGACCATATCCCCATACTAAGAGCATACGAAGATATGCACTTGTACCATCTTGATTGAATAATGAATAGGTATTAGCGCCTAGAGGTGGTGTCATACGAACCTTACCTAAAACGAAAGGTATAGAACCCCAAGGTGTGGCTCTGTTAGCACCACCTGTAATCATTAATTGACTAACAGAAGAACCGGGGTCAATTTGATTAGGTGCATTCGGTAATCTAACTGGTGCAATAGCGTCTACTAAAGCCATACCAACTGCTGTCAAACCTATAGTAGCTATGGCTGTACCTGCTATTGTACCAATACCTAATGCACTACCTGTAGCAGCACCCCAACCCAAACCACCAGCAGCCACACCACCTGTAGCATATGTCACACCTACTGTTACTGCTATAGTAAGAATAGTTCGTAAGGGATTATCACCTTGTGCAAGTACTCGGTATTCAATGCAGTCCTCTGCTTGAACTTTAGTAAAGTCCTTCATTGATTCAACTACTGGCACACCATTAACCACAACCTTAATATATGGCTTTAGTTCTGGTTGTATTTTGTACTCAGTTAAAATCCAATCCTCTAGCTCTGTAATACTCATACCTATTGGTATGACTTTAGTAATTCTTTCAGTTCTAAGCGGGTGAGGTATTCCGTTTAAGATAGCCCTGTCTTCGGAATCATCAATATCCACGACAACAGGAGTTTGCTTGTACTTATAACTACCAACAAATCTACTCTTCCACTTAGGCGAGTTAAATGATTCAATTGCTGATTCATAACCATTTCTAGCATGTAAGAAATGCGTTGGACTAATAGCGATACCAACGTGGGAATCAATTCCCATTATCTTAAAGACAATTAAATCACCAGCGCTTATGTTGGATGTTGGCTCCCATCCTTCGCTGTTCATTGACATTAATTCCTGAGTTCTGCTTGGAGTCATACCATCCTCAGCAAAACTAGGCAAATCAATACCTAATTCTTCTTTATGGAATAATCTAACTAAACCCCAACAATCAATTCCTGAGTAATCCCTACCATTGACAACGTAAGGAATCCCTATATATTTTTCTGTATTCAATTTTAATCCTCTTTTCATGTTGTCGATAGTAGTAATTACTTTACTTAAAACATACCCGGAAATAATGAAGGTGTGAATGAGTGAGCAGGAAACGGTTCTCTATCATAATCAATCATTACTAACTGAGCAGAAATACTATCTGCATTATAACTAATAGATGTTAGATAAAATTCAGTAAAAGCTGCTTCTACTACATCTGGAGTCTTGGATAGTACTAATTCTAGCTTAACACTAGGAGGACCGTTCAATCCCCTTATAATTGGCATTATTTGTCTTGTTACGTCATGTATTGTAATAGAGCACTTAGGGGATTGAGCCTCATCTTCTGTAGGAAGTGTAATCTCCATAGGTAAGAATATAAAGCTGTTTCCATTACTTACTACACCATAAGTAATATCCTCTGAAGTTTCACTTAACCTTTGAGTAAACCCATCAGCTAACCTAAGTGCTACGACAGAGGAATTATCCGGTTCATATACAGTAAGTAACATATATAAGTCAGCATCTGCTTCTGGTGAAAACACAGCCCTGATAGCTGCTGGACTCATTGATGTTAAACGACTCATGGTAATATTTCCATTTGAACTTGTACGTTATATCTAACTGGGTTTATATAGTTTATTGTATATAAATCCCCACTTGACTGAGGTACGATTCTAGCCTCAACTACTGTACCAAGTCTAGGATGAGGAAACCCAAACCTAGCTGTACCATTTAGTGTAACCCTAACAAAGTTCTCAAAGGTATCAAGTTGCTCAGGACTCATTGTAAAAGTCATTCGCATTGTACTACCTTTGGTACTTCGCTTTCGTTGTTTAGCAGGACCAGCATCCATTGAAGAACGAATGATGTTGACACCTCCTGTTTCACTAAAGTCAGTATTTGGCTTTTGAGGTAGGGTGTTACTCCATACATAACTATATGCCATAATATCTCCTTATTTATTTTATCTACGAATTAGCTGAGGGCTAACGCCGAATGTACTACGCATAGCTTTTTGAGATGAACTACCAGTTCTGCTTAGTTCCCCTGATACAGCTTCACCTATTGTGATAGCTATACTGCGTTGACCTCTTGAATCAACAGTCTCTGTAGTTGTTGCTTTTTCAGTGCTGTAGTTATTTACAACAACTGATACAGGTTGGGACTGAGCACCACTAGCTACAACACCCAAAGAACCGCTTGAATCACGTCTTAAAGGCATGATAGCTTCAGGTCCAGCCTCACCCATCATACCAGTCCCTTTAGCGAACTTAAAGAGTGTAGGACTGTCTACGATTGAATTAGTGAATGAACCACCTTTGGCGAATGGTAATACAGGAGCTGTTTCACCAAAACCACCTTGCATTGCACTTGTAGTACCAGCAACACCTGTTGCACCACCCATTAAAGCATTAACACCGTAGTTAATAGCCATGTCAAATAAACCAGTTACTTGCTTTTGGATTCTTAACTTAATCAAATCAGCAACCATAGATTGCACCATAGTTCCGAATGATCTAGTCAAGTCCTCAAAGGATGATTTACCTGTCTTAGCAAAGTTAGCAAATTCATCGCCTATCAATGAACCAGTACTGATACCGATTTGTTGCACAGAATTGAAATAATCTCTGTACATCTTGTGAGATTCAGATAGCAAATACATCTCTCTATCGTAAACATCCTGAGCAAGTAACTTTCTTTGTTGAGCTACTTCAAGTGCGCCAGCATTAGCAGCATCTACTCTTGAGCTATCCATGTGAGTCTTGTTGTACTCAAGTTGCTTGTTGTACTCAGCTTCAATCCCAGCAGAGGATTTTAGTAGTTCTTCTTTAGCTTTTAACTTAGCTACATCATCACCACTAACGAAGTCCATTGAATAAGCACTTGCTACGGAGTTAGAACTAGCTTTAACATCCTCTAGTGTTTTGGCATAATCAGCCATTACAGCAGCGAATGCTTTAGCTGATGGTGTAGTAGCTTCAAGAGCTTCTTTAGCTTGCTTTAGCTTTTCTGGGTCAATACCAGCTTTACCATCTAGACTATTCAATAGCTTTAGAGTATCGTAGTATTCAGCACCTAAGAAGTCAGCCCTACCAATTAAGGAGTTCATTTTCTCTTGTGCTTTAGCTAA